GAAAAAACCGTTGATGAAAAAATACAAGAATCACTTCGTAAAAAAATTAATATTGCATCTGAAGTTATGGGTGAGGAATTACGAGCTTGGATCTAATCTAAATCTACAGCGTTACCAATAACAGGTTTGTATTTAGTTTTACCCTCTTCTCTAAAAGCTCTTAACAATTGTTTTCTTGGTTTATCAGATACATAACTACAATGTATCCACCCGCTGTTTGGTTCACCAGGAGTGTAGAACTCAAGTATCATTTGATCATACGGTAGGTTTGCTTTGATCCAATCAAAGACTTCAGCGTTGCTAGTGCCCAGACATTCGAAGTCCGCCGCCTCCGCACGGGTATGTTGCGAATTTAAACTGCTGCCAATTTTTACACATAACTCAGGGCTACGAAAGCAGCTAGTCACCGTTACTCTGCCGAAGTGGTCACGTACTGGTTGTAAAATATTTTCACAAAGTAATTTTAATTTTTCTATTTGATCTGCATTAGGATTGTTATCAATACCCAGCCTGATAGCTGTGTCTGATTTAATAAGCTCTGATAAGCTGAAGTTTCGTGATAATTTCATTATTGTGTGATGTCAGTTAGTAAAACTATGAGAACAGCTCCCATACCTCCTACTATCCAATATTCCAATCTTTTAATACGTTCTTTCATTTCTTTTATTTGTTCGAACGTTTGCTTTTGCATTATTCTGCAAAGCTTTTCATGAGATTCAATTTTTTGTAGTGCCGATTTTCTCGCCATTATGTTCTCCTAGTAGCAATAACTTGCTCTTCAGGGGATAATAAAGCTTGCTGTGTTCGTGTCAAGTTAGTTGTTGGGTTAATTTGTTGCGCTGTTGGCTGTATATTTGGCATTGGTGTTGGTGGTAATGCAGACATATTACCAATATTTGTTTCTCTCATTAATTCAGGATATTTATCATTTAAATATAGTCTATTTAATTCTCTTAATATTTCATTTATTTCAGCAAATGCTTCAGGTGTTAGTGGATTATCATAACCATTTTCTCTTGCATTTCTAATGTATGCATCTATTAAACCTTCTGGTAAATCAAAAGGTTTAAATCTATCTGCAATTAAACTATTGTAATCTCTACCCAAACCTCTTCTATCAAATATTATACCAACTTGTTTGTCATCAAACCCTAAAGTTTTCATTGCAGAAATATCTTTTTGCATAACTTTTTGTGCGTCAAACCATGAGTCATTACCTTGTATTAAACCTTCTATGATATCTTCTGTTTTAACATTACCAGCTGGTCGTGGTAAAAATTTTCTACTTTGTCTAAGTGCTGTATTGTATTCTGATATTTTAAAACCAAGTGATTGTTCAAAATCCATTTTTTGATTTCTAAAACCAAAGAAACCTGCAGCCTCACCTGTAAAACTTAAATCTTTTCCTGTTTCTGGGTCCTCACCAAATCTAGCAGCTTTCCCTAATCTTGATATTTGAGGTAGTGAAAGAGGAGCTAATGCTTCAGCTAAATGTTTTAAACCTTTTGCAAACTTATCACCTTCAGGGTCTCTTGGGTTCCAAACTTCAGAACCTGTATCTGTCTTACCACCTCTTGAATATAAATCATTTAAAGCTTGTATCCAAATAGATTCACTAATAAACGGATCTACAAGTCTAGCCATTGCTTTTCCAAAGCCCCTTGTCATTTCTGTAATCAAAGGTTCAGCATTTTCTCCTGTGCCTACGTTTGCAATAACTGATTGAATAGGGTTTACAACCGTATCGTACGCAAAACCATGACTAAAATCTGTGTAATAATAATTACCATCTTTGTCTTTTTGTGGTATTATTGTAGATTCTCTAGACCATTCAGGTAAAAATCTTCTCATAGCAGCTAATTGTTCTCTAGTGATACCATACATACCTCTGTATATTTCTACAAGAGCTGGTGGTATTGTGACTACAGTTGTTCCAAAACCTAATAATCTTCTTGCACCAATTGATCTTGTTGCTTCATTTCTTAACTCTTTAATACCTTGCTCTACAATGTTGAATGATGTTCTCATTATTTCTGCAGGGAAAGAAACAAAGTTACCAAGTGGTGATCTACGTAGACCTTTTATAAAATCTGATACGTATGCATAATTTGGCACTGTATTTCTTACAATACTAGCAGCTTCTTTCATTAACTCTAACTCTGATCTTCTTGATCCTCTGTATGCATTTTTTAAATTATCAAACTCTGCTAAATAATTATATATTTTATAAAAGTCATCTTCTGCAACGTACAAATCTTGTGCTCCTCTAAAAGTTTTATTCATTCTTTTACCTAATTTACCAAAAGCTCTTTCAACAAAATCACCACCTTTTGCAATATCTTTTAATAAACCTTGTACATCTTGGAATGTAGAACTTGAATTAACTACACCTTCTTCTAACATAAATTGATAGAACGCTTGGTCTTCTGGTAAGTTTCTGTATAGTAGTTGTGGTTGTATTGTGTTAAATGATTTTTTAAAACTATCTATAACAAATTTAGGGTTTTTAAATAAATTACCTGTACCTAGACTAAACGCTACAGCACTTGTAAAGTTACGCATGTGGGTAAATGGTCCTAAAACTGTTTTTGAAACTTGTGCAATCCCTTTTGGAACAGCTACTAAATATCTATAAACATTACTTTTCATTAAACTTTCACCAGGTAATTTTTCTGCAAATTTAATTGCTTCTTCAAACTCTGTGGATGTAAATTTACCGTTTAGTGGGTTTGTGTAAAACTCTTCATTTAGTGGTGATTTTATCTGCATACCATTTCTACTCATTGTGTATCCAGGTCTATTTGGTAAATTTAATTGTGCTTGTGTTGGAGTGTCAAAAACTATTTTACCTGATTGTGCTATTTGATTATAAAATTTATCTCTTGCAGAGATACTAGATAAAGCCTGCATATTATTTACAATTGTTCTTCTTGCATCTTTTATTTCACCAAATAATTCTCTAAATGCTTTAATGTCTTTTTGACTTGTAATTAAATCTCTTTTGTCAAATTTATTTGTGCTAATCATTTTAGCTATGTTTACTTCTTGTACTACGCCATCGTACAAAGCACTTTTACTTTCAAATCTAAATGTTGGTGATTTTGTTACTGGGTCCATCTTTACATTTTCTAAAACTTTATCTACATCTAATAACGCATCTTTTTCGGTATAATTTTTTACTCTATTATTTTTTGCATAGTTCATAAATAATTGTCCAACTGCTTGTCTTTTTTCATCAGTTGGAACATAATTTGTTGTTTTAAGAACTTTGCTATTTTCAAATATTTTATAATCATTAGATAATGTAGAGTTTAATCTCTGACTAAAAAAATCTAATATTTCATCTTTATTTTTTGTAGTTAAATTACCACCTTGTAGTAAATCTGTTTGTAATCTGTTAAATGCATTTTTAGAACTTGTTAATGCAGTTATTAATTCTTCTTGTTTTTGTTTTGGTACATTAATATTATTTAATGAAGTTCTAAATTCTTTTAATTGTTTTTTATTAAAGTTTTGAAAAACTACTTCATCGTTTACTATTCTATCTTTTGCTCCTCTTATTAAACCATCCATTTGTGTTAATAGTTCATCTTTATTTTTTATTTTTTCAGCAGCGTTTGATGATTTATTAAATATAGTTTTAAAAGAATCATCTATGTCTCTTACTAAATCTTTAGCTACAATAGCTGCAGCACCTTCTTCTCCAGTGACTCTCATTTGTCCTTCAAACAACTCTTGAGATTTTTTACTTCTAGGTCTAAATGTGCTTCCAAATTTATCTAATAATCTTTCAAATCTAGAATTACTGTATGCAAGTTCTTTACCTTTTTTTCCAAGTATACCCACAGCCTTACCTGCACCATAAGCAAAAGGTGTTATTAAAACACCTTCAGCAAAAAACTTTGCTCTATTTTCTAATCTTCTTACGGCATCATCTCCTGCGTCTGATCTAGATTGTCTATCTAAATCTGTTCCACCAACCATATCACCAAAAGTTCCAATATCTTCTATATCGTACACTATAGAGGCGCCAGCAGCTCCACCTAAACTAGCTGCAGCAAATTTACCAAACCTAGCTCCTTTATTTAATTCATTTGCTTTCTGTGCACCTTTTAATAAATTTTTATTTTTTAATCCAACTTTGTTACCACCTTTTATAGCAGTAATTGCTTTTGATGTTATCTGCCCAGCTATTTTTGCACCTCTTGCAGCTGGTATACCTACTTGCACTAATGCTTCTGTAATTCTCCCTGCTGCTGTGTCTCTAGCTTTATCTTCTAAACCAGCTAAAACATCACCTACAACACTATCATCTATAAATTGTTCTAATCTTGCAACAGCACCATCATCAATATTTTGACCTTCTCCTTGCACAGCATCATAAACCTCGGCTGCAACTGAAACTAGTCCTAATGGTATTTTAATTAATCCAGAACCTATTCCTGATGCAACAGATACTGCTAAATTAGTTTCTGTTTCTGGCTCCTGTATTGCGTATCTATCGTACTTTTGTACCATAGTAGCTCCTAATTAAGTGGTACTTCAACAAACCCTATTGGAGTATTTTGTGTTTGTGTTGAATCTCTTCTAAAAGCTTTTCCTGTTACATAATCAATATAGACAGATCCTTCTTGATAATCTTTTCTTTTTGGATCCCAAAAAGGATTCATAAGATCAAAATCATATTCTTCGTTGTCTTTTTGTATTTTAGCAAAATCAACTTCATAACCTGCTTTTTTGTCTGCTGCAGGTTTACTTAATCTTTCTTGATCTTGTATTATAGACGATCTTTCATCTATTGCTTTTCTTCGTAACTCACCCGGTTGGTCTAATACTCCGTATGCTCTTTTATCTAAAACAATTCTAGATGCTTCTTCTCTACTTTCACCTAAATCATCCATTCTAGCTTGTATTTCTTGTTCAATAGTATTTCTATCATCGTCATCTAAATTTTTTAATAGTTGTAATTCTCTAGCTTGCTCTTGACCAATATCTAATCTTTCAGCTTCTAGTGCAATCTGTCTTTTTAAATCTTGTTCTCTATTTAAATCATCAAATAAACCTTTTGTTGGTTCTTGGGCCGCGGTCGCTGCAGTTTGAAATATGTTTCCTGTTGGACTTTGCGATAATAAATTTAAACCAAACTGAGTTAAAAACTGACCTAAGTTTCTATTTCGTCCTCCACCTGCACCTAGTGCTTCTGTTAATCTTTCTCTAGTTGATAGTGCTGGAGACTTAGCTGCAATAGATTGATTAGTGTCCATAGTTGATGCCATTTGCATCATTCTGTTTGGTAAAAATCTTCTTGCATCAGCTCCTCCACCTACTCTTGGTGTAGGCATTGGTCGTAATCCAAAACGTCTTGCATCAGCTCCTCCACCAACTTGATAGTTCTGTCTATCAAGTCCTGATGTAATACCAGTTCCTGACGAACCACCCATTTTAAACATTGGTCTTTTTAATATTCTATTCATCTTATCCAAATAAATTTCTTGTTGGGTTTGTTAAACCATAAATACCAGCAAGTGTAGTACCAACACCAAGAGCTGTTTGTAGTGGTGTAGGGTTAGGTGTAATTGATTGTTGGAATTGTGCAGGATATCCACCTAATAATCCAGTTACTTGACCAGTAAATCTATCTAACTGTTCTTGTGGTTGGAATGCTGCCATTCTTGTAGCCTCTCTTGTAGCATCAAGTTGAGCTTGTGCTTGTGCCTGGTTTGCTGCGCCCAGTCGACCTAAAGTAGAAATATCTCCTGCTTGTAATCCAGGCACTAGTGATGCTAAACCTGCTTGTTGTTGTCCTAATCCGGATTGCGCTTGTGCTAATCCAAATCTGTTAGCTATGTCTTGTTGTCTAGCTGCTTGTGCTTGACCAAAACCTTGTTGCAAGAGATTAGCTTGTAATAAAGCTCTTTCTCTCGCTGCCCCTGTGCCAAACTCGGCGAGTTGCACTCCCGCTCGACCAGCGCCGAGCACTCCCAAACTTGCTTGTTGATCTCTTATCTGCTGTTCTCTTTGTGCAGTGTTACGATCAAATTCTGCTAATGAAGCATCAATTACTTGTGATTGAAACGGTGACATAAAATCTGTCACTTGTTGTGTTGTTGGGGCTCCTGTGGATATACCACCTAGTGTAGTTCCCGCTGCACCTACTTGTTGTTGTGCTGCGGTTACAAATGGTTGAAAAGATCCAATACCAGCTTGTGCTAGTTGTTGTGCTTGTTGTTGTAATGCGTCTTGACCTGCAACTTGTGGTGCAAGTCCAGCTAAACTTTGTTGTCTTGTTGTAAATGCTTTAGCTGCATCTTGTCTTGCTTTAAAACCTTCTGCAGTTTCTCCAGGTTGCTGTGATATACCTGCAATACCTGTTGTTACAACTGGTACAGCTGTTTGTGCTGTAATCTGTTTTGCTAGATCTACACCTAAATCTTCAACAAATTTTGCGGGTAATGTTCTTTGTTCAGCTACGCTCATTATAATACTTCCTCTAATCTTTGTGATGTTTGAAACATACGTCTAGCGCCTTCTAAGCCTTGCGATTCTTCAGATACGTCACCTCCGGCTTCGAGGTTCTTCATCATGTTATACATAACTTCTGCGCCTTTGTCCACACTTCCATCGCCTGCATTTCTAACTGCATCTGCTGTAAATACGAACTCATTCTTAGATAATCTTGCAGGGACATCATCTGCTTTTTCCATACGTCCAATAGGGACAAATCCACCTTCAGCTCTATAATCTTTTTCCATACCACCCATATCCAGTAAAGGCATTACTTTTTTAGCTACAGGTTCTTTCTTTGCTTGACCACCTTCTGCTGCGTAAAAGTCAAACTGACTACCACCAAATCTAGGTGCTAAAGTATCAAAAGGTCTTCTTCTAATAGCAGCAATATCTATTCCTGGCCCTCTGTCTATTTCACCAAACTCTTCCTCTTGTTCTTGTTGTTTAGCCATTAATCCAGCTAGTCCTGATGCAGCAGATATTGTTAAAAATGGATTATCTTTTGCAAATTGTAAAACTTTGCTATCTCCAATATTTTTTAAACTTTTTCCTAATGAGCTAAATAAATTTGTTTTTTCTGGTGTCATAGTGCTTGCTAATATTTGATCTCCTGCAACTCTTGCTTGACCTGCTATACTTGAAGGATCTAATGTTTGTGGTCCAGACAATCTAGCTGCACTGAATGCTTGTCTATCTATACCAGGTGCTCGACCTGCTGATGCTCTATTTGCAGCAAACGCTTTTCCATCAATTCCTCCTGTTGGAGTTGTAAATTTTGAAATACCACCTGATAATGCTGCTGACAATGCAATGTCTTTTAAATCTAAATCTTCACCTGATGCAAGTTGCGTGATACCTGTTGTTGCGCCAGATATTAAAGCTGCTTTTTGTGCAGCAGATAATCCAGCTAAAAATTGTGATCCTGCAACAGCAGGCCCTAATGCATAAGGTGCTGCAACTGCTAAAGCTATTCTACCTAAAGGACTCTTTGCAACTTTTTTAAATGTAGAAGTTGCTTTACTTACAACTTTTTTTATTGGTCTTGTAATTTTTCTAACTATACTACCTAATCCATAAGCTTGTCTTGCCTCATCAGTATCTTCTAAGAAGCCACCGTCTGCCATAAATCTATATGCTATTCTATTTAAATCTAATGCTCCAATACCTTGTTGTGGTGTCATTGGATTCATCATAGAAGCCGCTGTTGTCATTGGGTTAAATCTCATAGCTGATCTTATACCTGCCTCATCTCCTCTTTCAGGAGTGTCATCATCCTCTTCTGCCATAAAATCTAATTTAGCTCGTTCATAAACATCTGGATTTTTAATTCCTTTAGGGCCAAATTTTCCAAGTTTACCAACTACAAATTTTGCTAATTTAACGCTTGGAAATTTATCTAATGAAAACCCACCTCTATCTGTCTTACCTGTAGGACCTCTAGTTTTACCTTTTGAACCCATGAAATCACTTCTATCATCACCAGCTGGTCCTGATGGTCCGGGTGTATCAAAATCACCTCTAGATGCATCTTCACCACCTTTGTATCCTTGTCTCATACCACCAAACCCTGGTTTGACTAGCATACCGCCGTCTTGTAACATCTGTTTTGCTTGTTGTGATCTTGTTATGGCCATTTGTCCCTTTTATTTTGTTTTGCCTAATAAATCAAGGCTTGGCATTACCAGTCTGACATCTTTTCTTATCTCAGATTCAGGTATACCTTTTGCTTTCCATTCAGCATCATCCTTATATTTTTCGCCTGTCTTCATATTGGTTATTGTTGTTATTACTTCTTTTGGTTCTATTACTGGCAGATCTTTCATTATGTTGTTACCTCTCTTGGCTGTATCTCTAATATTGAAGCTATAACGTGCAGCTCATTCGCGTCAGCAGCTTGTACTTTTAATATTTCACCCTCTTCCATTACAAGAGGTTGAGTTAAAAGTTCTGTCGATGCTTTAGATCCTATAGCTTTATCTTTAAATAAATTAAATATAGCACTACTAGAATTTACTAAAGTTATGGTTATTGTAGATCCTGATCCTGCATCTTCAGTCACTAATAATGATTTGACAACAGCTGTTTTGAAACTAGGAACTGTGTACAGCGTAGTCAAATCTGTTGTAGTTAAATCTACTTTTTTATTTATAAAACTATTAGCCATTATTGTAAAAAGAAGTTAAATGCTTCTACCTCCTCTTTTAATTCTTCTTGAAATGTTGTATTTAATTTTTCAACGATAGCATCTAAATCTCTAACTTGAGATTCTGCTACAGTAAAATCATATTCCTTTGACGCTCTTGTTAATACTTGTGCTATCTTTGCCATTATCTACGTCCATCTGGTTGTATGTCTAATCTAAAAGTTCCTAACTTCCAATTTTGACTAGTTGATGTATTTGCTACTTTTAGAGCTATTGCTCTAGCTCTAGCTCTTGTGTCTATCTTTTTAGTGCTAGAAGTTATATCAAATGGCCCTAATGCAGAACTAGATTGTGAATCATTTGGAAAGTTTCTTAGTTGTAGTGTTATTGTTGTAGTCCCTGTTTGAGATATAAAGTCAGGTATAAATCTTCTAATCTTCATTAAAAATTCTCCATCACCTCTAATATCAGCTACACCTTGCGCTCTTTGAGTTATATCGAAATCTCCAGATTCAATATTTGAGGCTATGGCTGTTATTGTTCCATTTCTATTTTGATCTGTCCCTGTTTCGTGTTCATAGTATGATGTTCTACCTTCAGTGTTTCCTACAACATCGAAAGATGTATCTGTGCTTGCATCATATTCAAGAGCATGAGGTTTACCAAATACGGCAGAATCTCTCCACATAGTTCTAGCTAAAGATCCAATTGTCCAAACAGGTCGTTGTGGTGATGAATCAAAATAATTATAAGTAACTTGTCTATTTACAACAGAGGAGTTCGACTCTGGATAAAACCATATTACTTCACCAAAAAGATTATTTAATCCAGCAGATACCATTTGATTACCAGAATCTAAATTTATATTATCAAATACAAAATCTTCCACTAAACATGGTAGTGACTCTAGTTTACCTGCATATCTAAAAAAACCATTTTCTGACATCCAATAGGCAGCACCGTCTACTTCAACACATGCGTTCTGTCCAACAAGTCCGCAGTTGGTCCCTGTTTGAGCAAACGCAAAAGTAAAAGGTTGACCGACAAAACGTTGTGTAAATAGAGCTGTATCTGTCCAAACATAAATTGCATCACGACCTCTAATAGCTCCTCTAATTTGAGATCCGTCAGCTAGTCTTTGAGTGCCGGCTGTATTAGTTGCTGTGGGTGTATATGTATTTATATCCTCTTGATCTGAAAATCTTATAAACATATCATCTTGTGTAGATGGATCACCAATAGTTGTTTCTGTTCCATAGAATACTAAGTGTCTATCGGGAGTAGAAACCACTACGTGACGAGATGCTGTTGGCGCACCTGTAATAATTGTAGCTCTTGTTTCTGTTGCATTTGACAATGCAGAATTCCAAGAAAATACAGCACTATCATGAATTAAACATATTGCCTTATCACCAAAATTATCTAACGACCACATACCAGGATCTAAAACTAAGTCACCAGACGCCGCCTCACCCCACGCAACAAAGTCTGTAGAAAAAGTTACTGTAGCACCGTCACTGTGTGACGCTGCAGTTGTTCCATCAACACCTCTTGTTACGCCTGTTAGGGTATTACCAGTAATACCTGTGTAAGAAATTTCTTCACTACCTATGATAACAAAGTTAGTTCCAGAACTAGAAAACTGAGATGCATCTGTTAAGACAATGGTTGTTGTGGATGAATTTATTGCTCCATTTAAAGTTGTAGTTCTTGCAGATGTATCCTCACCACCCCAAGATCCTAAACCCCATCCAAAGCCTTTTGCTTGTACAGCTGGACCTACAGGATAATAATGTTGAACTCTAATACCACCAGAAGTTGTAGCTCCTGATCCAGACTCATTAGATGCAAGCGTAATGGTGATTGTTGTTGCGTTTGGAACACTGGTCACCATAAATTTTTTATCATCAAAATCAGATGCACTATAATTAGAATTAGTTGCTGAACTAAAATTATCCAATAAAACTATATCTTGTGGATTTATACCATGAGATGTGCTGAAAGTTATTGTAACAATTGGTGATCCATTAGTCGTGGTAAGCGCGCTAGTAAGAGTCGTCGTAGATTTAATGGGGTGTATGTCATAAAACACACCTCCAGAAAAAGCATACAAAATTCTGTTTGTGCCAATAATTGAATATTTTCTTGCTAAACTATTTATAAAATGGTGCATACCTCGACCTGCACCTGTTAGTTCATTTGCCCCAGTACCGCCTAATTGATTCCATCCACCTATTTTTTCAGGTGTTCCATATCTAAATCTAACATTATCACAATCAACCCATTGACCTTCTGCTGTGGTTTCTGAGATTTGTTTATTGATACCTGGCTGAAATCCTATCTTTTGTAGCATAAAATACCTTTTTAAGTAAGCAACTGGATATTATATTTAAAATCACTATAAATCAACATGGTTATTTTCCGTAAACATGGTCTCCTACGACTAAAAAATCAAGGTCAGAGTGTTTTAAAAGATTTAAAGCATCCTGTGGACATCCCGCTATTGGTTTTCCATTATCATTTAATGATGTATTTAATAACATAGGTAAACCTGTTTTATTTTCAAATTTATCAAGTAATTCATAAAAAACACTATGGCTTTCATCTACAGTCTGTATTCTACTAGTGTTATCAATATGTGAAATAGGTTCAAATATTTTATCTTTAAATTTAACACTATATTTCATAAAATTACTATCATGCTCCCAATCAAAATATTTTTGTGTAGCTTTAGATTTAATAGAAGCAGCAAAAGGTCTGTAATCCTCTCTATGTTTTACTTTTTCGTTTATTATATGTTTACCATCCTTTACTTCAGGACTCATTAATATTGATCTATTACCAAGAGCTCTTGGACCTATTTCACCATGCCCCTGATACCAACCTATTATTTTACCTAAAGCAAGTTGATCTGCAACAAAGTTTATGGTCTTGCTAGATGGCTTTGAATTAGGAGCTTCATCACTTTGCCAAAATGGAAAATTATCTTTAGAAAAAAAAGGTTGTTCATAAAAATTTCGTAAGAATTCTACACAACCTAATGATAAACCCTCGTCAGCACAATGTGGTGGTATAATCATATTTGGAAAGTTTTCTTTTAATTTTGTATTTATACAAATGTTATGTGCTACACCACCTGAATAAGTAAATTGTGTTTCTCTATTAAAATATTTTGACACAAATTTAGGAACTTTTGTTTCAGCAAAATGATGAACAGTGTTTAAAAAATTTATTAAATTAAATCTACTAGCTAATACACTTTCATAAATTTTTGAATAGTTATTAAAATTACCTACAAAATTTAAATTTTCAAAAGGCATGTCCTTAATAATATTATAATATTTTTCATCAAACTTACCAAAAGATTGAAGAGCCATTACTTTACCTGCAACATCCTCTGGATGTCCTTGGATATGTAAAGACGCACCTATTTCCCCTAAAAGCATTCCAAATGATCCAACTTCATCAAGTGTATAAGATTTTACTTTTTTTTTATTATTAAAAATACTTATTGATCTTTTTAAATCACCGTAGCCATCTAATATTATATGTTTGTGAGCATCGGACAACATCCATGATGATAAGCTGTGAGCATAATGATGATCTATTCTAAAGACTGGACATTTTAATTCAGTAAAAATTGGATAGGGTATATTTATTAATTGATAAAGATCGTCTGTTTTACAATCACTTAACCATGGAAATTGATATGAATCTAAAACAAATGCAATAGCATCAATGTCTTTTAGATTATATTTTAAATAGAATGAGGATTCTAACCAAGAAAAAATATCATTGTAAGCGAAATGTTTTATTTGATTTGTTCTTTCTGGTTTAAAATATTTTACATTAACACCATCAGTGTATGTAATATTAGAGTCATGCTCTCCAACCCTAACTCCTAAAAACTTCATATACTTATATTTCCACTTATAGTCACAGAGTTTTTAGCTTTTTTAACCATGTGTTCTAAATAACTAGGAAATAAAATTATTTGATTTTGTTTTACTTGAGGGAAAAAAATACAATCAATATGTTTATCTACCTTAGTTGCATAAATCATATCATGGCTTGGGTGAAAAAATACTGTTTGTGGTTTTTCAAGTTTTTCATATATAGTGAATGAAAAAGAAGAATTAGGATGTGTATGTCTTTCTTGAAAATCATTATCATAAATATTTCTCCAAACATTTATAATTTTGCAATCATATATTTTAAAATCTTGTAAACAATTAATTATTTGTTCTTTTAAATACCTCATACCTTTTTCCGTCATTTTATTATTATTACTTAAATAAGAAGACAAAGTGCCACTCAACCACGCTTTTTTATATTCTTCGGTGGTAAGTTCAAGTTTTGAACTATCAATATCTTCAACCCATATGGGTGTTGGAAATATGTTGTATTTCATTCATCTTTCGGTTTTATTAAATCTTTACCTTCTCCCACAGAAGTTATTTTTTTAATATCTTCAGGGAAATTTTCTTGAAAATTAGCTATAATCGACATTAAATTGTTAACTATATGTTTTAAAGATTCTGCGGGAAGTTCAAAACATTTTTTTTCATTTATAATTTTTATCTCTAATTTAGAAAACTCAATTTTAGCTGATCCATCCTTTTTGTATTGTATTATTTTCATCTTTTTACATCTCCTTTATAATTTGCGTGCTCACCATGTCTATCAACGTAATGAAGAAAAGCTTGGATATGATAATCTCCATCAAAAGGCTCTCTCCAATGTTCTACATTACAACCGTTATAGATTAAAGCGTCCCCTTTATTTAACATTACTTTTGTTTCATCCATGAAAATACCCCAATCATTTTTATCTGAATCAATAAAAACAGTCGCACTTATTTCACAAGAAGGTCTATCAGTATGTTTTTTAAGTTCAGCGCCATAAGTATAACATCTCCAAAAAGTATAAGTTTCATGTAATTCAATATTAATTTTTTTTTCAATTAAAGATCTTTTTTTACTTGAAATAGTTTCTATTAAAGGGTCTTTGTAAAAATAAGTATCAGCATTATTATTTTGAACTAAATCAAAATTAGTTCTATTATTAAAATGTTGTAATTTACAATATGTTTTTAATAGATCTATTTCTGTCTCATTTAAAAAATTAGGAATAATTTTATATCTTAATTTATCTATGCTAACCATGATACTACTGTATACCTTGTTCCTTTTGTTACTTTTTCAACTGAATGTGGGTACAAAAAAGTTGAAGGCCACACTACAACTCTGCCAGGTGCTGGAAGCACTGTTTCAATTTTTTCTGTTCCTCTTTTCGGACCGTCAAAAATTAGTTCACCACCTTCATAATCATTATTTAAAAACAAAATCATACTTAAAGTTCTAGGTGCTAAATAATGATGGTCATGGTGTATTTTAAAAAAACCACCCTCTTCGTATTTTAAAGCTTCAATCGAAGTTATGTCTTTACAGTTTACTTGTGATTTTAAATCAAGATTTTCTCTATATGCATGGTATACATTTGCTAAAGTGTGGCTTAAAAAATTTTTCCAATGTGCATTACTATAACTGCAATCATTAAACACCCATGAATCAGTGTTTCTAATTTCTTTATTAATAACTTTACCTTTTTCACGATCAAGAACAGCTGTTGGATTAAACTTAACTTTATTTAAATATTTTATTAAAGACCCAATTTTTTCAGGCTCTATGGTATTATCAAATACTTTAATATAATCTTTTAATTCCATTTTTTTTTACTCCAAAAAGTATCTTTGTAATTATTTAAAAACTGTCTACAAATTTTTAATTTTGAAAAAAAATAATTTTTTCTTCTTCCTTCTGAAAATTTTATTTTCCAATCATCTCTTTTAAAAGGAATAACTTGAGCATAAGGAGTTCCTTTTTTTACAATAGTTTCTAAGTTTGGATATCTGTCCCCATTAATCATAATCGGAAAATTAACTGGCAAATCAAATGTATCCGTATCAACTATTCCAGGTATAATTTGAAATCTGTCATCATTATTGTTTAAAATAGGAACAAATAAACACGAATATCCAGGTGGGGTTTTAATAACAAATGGGTTTAAAATTTTAAAATAAGATTGATCTTTATTTTTTTTATGGAAAGGACAATCTTCTCCTAATTGACCTTTTGGGTGATACTGGGGGTCTCCTGCATTTACATTCATTCCTTTTATATCTAAAACACTACGCTCATAGGTGTGCCATCCAACTGCAAATTCCGATTCTTTTTGATTATCTTTATTAATAAAATTATATTTAAAATAAAAATCTTGACTTAATTTTAATATATACCCAGCTGTTAAAGTATCTAAAAAAGGCATACAACCCTTAATAGTTCTATATTCACGTTTGTGTTCTAATTTTTTAAACCAATCAGGTATATTTAATTTAGCTGGAATCGGAAAAACATCTTCAAATAAATTTTTTGAATTTTCAGGATAAATAAATTCTATTATTTTTTCTTTCATAAAAAATTTCTTTCATTAAAAATTTAAATAATAAATTAAAGTACAGAAAAATTAGATAATTTATTGTTGTCTTTTAATTTAAATTCAATTCCTGAAGTAGGGTAAGTTAAGCTATCTAAATCAATTGATTCTAGGTATGTTAAACTTTCTCTAGCTTTTTCTATTTGAGAGTGATTTGGTCTAGCTCTAATTCTATCAGTTAACATTTTAATGCGATCTTCTAATTCTTCTTTAAATTCTTCTTTACTTAAAGATGTAGCTTCTAATGTTGGAGTTGTTCTTATAGTAGGTGTGTTATTAGAAAAATTTTCATGATCAAATTCTTTAGTGCCCTCAACTACCGCATCATAATCTTCATCTGATACATCAAATATTTTATATAAATTATCTTGATTCCTAGTTAAATATTCTAAATCTACATCTGTTTTAGCTAAACCAACAAGATCATTTGCTTGTAAGTTTTCTACATTTCTAAAAACTATTTTAGCCACAATATTAACCTATGTCCTCATAAATTTTTATTCCACCACTTATGCCTTTGTTTCCAATTGTGCTATTATTTTTAACTCCTCCCGCACCACATAGGGCTGCATCACCATCTTGACCCTGAGCACTACTTATATCAACTATTGAATTCATAATTGGCTCAGCAAAATACGAGTTAATAGTTTCTGCCATTGCAGTGGCTGGATTTCCGTCTCCTGGATTACCATTTACATTTCCTGGAGTACTAAGTTCAATAGCGTTTGATGAACCTGTTACAGTACCCATTGACCCTCCTGTGCCTGGAGATCCACCTCGGCTTCCACCGCCTCCACCATTTGCAACAAAATTTGTATTAAAAGTAGATGCAGTTCCTGCCTGCCCAGGAGAAGTAGCAACTCCTAGGCTACCTCCTGCTCCTAAAGCATAAGGCACTGAAAAAGGTTGTGATATTGGGGTTGCTAAAACACCAAATCCACCATTACCGCCTGAACCACTAGTTCCTGGAGTTCCAGAACCTAAATTTCCTGATGCTCCGCCACCACCTCTCATATAAACTATAATTTTTGAAGTGTTGTTTGTTGCAGTAAAAGTTCCGTTAGAACCACTATCTGGGGCTGCATCAACTTTTGTTAAAACCATGTTGGCACCACCAGCGCCAGATGAAGCAGCAACTACTCTTCCAGACGAATCGACAGTTACCGTTGCTGATGTAAAAGTTCCTTTTGCTGGTTTTATAATTCTTGGCATTTGTTATCTTTCCTCCTTAAAATTAATCTACTAATTCAACATATGAAACATGATATGCTAAATCGTTGGCAGCGCCTGCTGTTACAGCGATCAAGTCTGTTTCATCTAAATAAATTGGTCTGCTAATTAAATCTAATGTTGAATCTGCAGGCACTGAAATAGTGCTTGCAATTTTAAAATAAGTTGAACCATTGTCGTTACTAATTTCTACTGTTGCGTCAACAGCAGAAGTTCCATCAATGTTTGCTAGTAATATTGAATCAATTCTCACTGCAGTTTCTGCAGGAACATCGATCATTGTAGTTCTGTTTGTGTCAGACAGACTACCCATAGCATTCTTAGGGGTAATAGTTGCGACGTTCGCTAGATTTGGTGTTGCCATATTTTAATCTCCTTTTAAATTAATATCCGAAAACTAAAGACAATGCAATAGCTTTTCCGTCTGTTGTTATTTTTTGTGTAGAACTAGTGCCATTAGCATTAGTTAATTTACCAACTCCTGAGCCTTTTGGAACCAAAGTAAGGTCAATATTTGTGTCACCTCCAACTGCTGAAATAGTAGGACTATTACCAGTTGCAGCGTTTGTTATATCAAAATGGTTAACTGCAGAGGCTGTTGTTTGAAATTGTAACTGTTCATTGCCGTTTTCGTCTCTAATTCCATGGTTATCGTCAAAATCAATCATGAAAGAATTAGTGTCTAAGTTACCGCCTAATTGTGGTGTAGTGTCATCTACGACATCTCCACCAAACGCAACAGAAACTATATTTGGATTATCAGTATCATCTGCTTTTGCATATGCTAAAATAGTTTTACCGTTTGCAACAGTAGCGGAGGTTCCTGTTCCACTTACATATTTAAATACAACGTCTTGTGAACCAGAAGTTCCATTTTTTAAAAGGTAAAGTTGTTGGACATCTAAAGGTATTGTAACATTTCTAGACGCAGTTAATGTTCCTGTAAATTCTATAACTCTGTGTGCAAGAGTTGCACCTGTTGAACCATCTGATACCGAAAGAGTTGTATCACCAGAATCAGAGACAGCTTGTGAAGCTGTTCCACCGGCTATTTGTTCTACAAGTTCTAAATTAGTATTTGTTTTTGTTCCCCAAGTACCAGCATTTTCACCAGTTGCTTGTTTTTCTATACCCAGAGGGGTGAATGTTGATGCCATAATTTTCTCCTATGCGACGTCACTATATGTTATATTTGAACCTGTTGCAACATTAGAATATGAAATATTTGATCCAGTGTCAACAGCTTGATATGCTTGAATTCCAAATCCTGTTGATGTTCCAAAAGTAGCTATTGAAGCTGTTACTTGTTGACCTGTTAATCCCATCACATCTGCAGGTGATAATGATCCAACAGAAGCAGTCATAGATACACCAGTCAATCCCATGACATCTGCTGGAGATAAACTACCAAGTGCAGAGGTTATGGCTAACCCTGTAGGTAAAATAGTAGGGTTTGATGTAACAGTTGTACTACCAACACTTGAAGTTGAAGAAACTCCTGTTAATCCCATAACATCCGCAGGTGTTATAGAACCTACAGCAGAAGTTGAAGAAACTCCTGTTAACCCCATAACATCCGCAGGTGTAATTGATCCAACACTTACCGTTGCTGATTGACCTGTTAATGTTCCAGTAAAATCTGATTTTGCTGTGGGTGATCCAACACTTGAAGTTGCAGAGACACCTGTCAATCCCATTACATCTGCAGGATTTAAAACAAATTGTCCCCAACCTTGTTCTTGACCCCAAGCACCATCACCAAAACTAGATCCAACGCTAACGCCAGATGTTATTGCATCAGGAGCTGTTAATGAAACTATCTCATCACCTACATCACCCCAAGTTGATGCAGCATCATTATAAGGATCTGCACCCCAACCTGTTTTTAAAGTTGTAGCTTCATTCCAATTAGCCTGTCCCCAGGTTAATCGTCCCCATCCTGAAGTCACCGACATGGTTGACCTCCTATGCTAATCTGATGATTGCGTTAGTTGCGTCTGCTGCTGGAAATTCAATTGTAAAAGTTCCACTTGTTACAGTTTTATCAGAACCAAAAGCGATAGCCGCAACTGCTTTATTAGATTCTGATGAGTTATAGATTAAGGCACCGTTTGCAGTGAACGATGCAGATGTAAAACTTACATTAGCAAAATCACAAACAGCTGTCGTGCTGTCAGAGGTTGGTGTAACGCTTGTGAGTGTAGCTCCACCTGATGTGTATGCAGTCCCAGATGAGTTTGTAATTTCGTTACTTGTGGCAAAAGCTGTAGTTCCTGCTCCCAATGTTGCAGAGCTAGTAAATAAAGCTATTTTAAAAGTGTCACCTGTTGTGGCTGTAAAGTCATGAACTCCTTTTAAAAGTTCTACTTTAAAACTTGTGCATACTGCTGATGTTATTGCCATAATTTTCTCCTACGGGTTTACTGAGTTTACCGGTATTCGAACAGTGCCATCTGTGTAGTCATCTCTTCTTCGTCTACCGACTTGCTCGTTAGCAAACTTCTGTACTTCTTCTTTATATTTATTTTCGTATAAAGTCAACATGTCTATCGGACCTTTTAAAAATGCATATGTTTCAGATAAACAACAATACAATAACCCATTTGGAAAGTTAAGACTGATATAATTAGTGTCATTATTTTCTAATAAAGCAGGCATAAAATTAAAATGTATTCTAAATTTATAAGCTTGATCCGGGGTAGGGGCTAAAGCTATACGACCTGAAGTGGTGTCAGATTCTCCTGTTGCTCCACCGTACATAGCGTAATATTTAGGTTTTCCTCTTTTTGCGGACTCAGTAGAAGGAACATATTCTTGTAAATATGTATAATCTTTTTTCTCTAAATAACTATTTGAGCCTGTAACTGCACTTGTAGAATCATAAACTTGCACACTTCTTACAAATAAACAGCCTGCTGGGGCATTAACTTGATCTTGACCTGCCACAAAAGAACCTGTTTGTTGTTTCCTATCGGCATCAATAGGAACATCTCTCATTATTCTATATTGAGCATTTAAAATTATATTTTCTAAAACAGCATCTGTTAAAACATTTGAGTCTGTTTCAGTATAACTT